CTCCGCCGATCCACTGCTCCACCGGTGCCGAGGCTTTCGCTTTGCTGTATTCGGCCATCTGCAAGTGGTGGCTGTAGTAGCCTTTCACTTGCGAAATCGACAGGTGATACTTTTCCGCCACCTGGACTTTGGTCATCTTGCCTAAATCCCCGTAAATCGCGGCGCGCAGCGGCAATTTATCGATCGAAGCCTTCCGCTCCGCAGCTTCAATTCTCGCCAGCAGCTCTCGATCCTCATCCGTCACCGGTGGCACAGCGCACGGATCCGTTTCCTCCCTCATGCGCTCCGGCGTAGCCAGCTTTGCGGCCGTCTCATAGCAGCAAGGCTCCCCATCCGCACACCGCATACAAACGGGCTCTTCTGACCACTGACCACTGACATCTGAAAGCTGCTCTTGCACCATCTGTGCCTGGCAGTGATGCCCCTTGCGCCGGCACTTCGCGCACTCCACGCCGATCAACTTGCCCAATGCGCTCATGCCGATATCCTCGCCAGTTCCATCATCCGTTCCACGCTGCGCCCATGTTCCAAACAGGGCAACGCCGCTCTGAATCTGCCGGCCAGCCTCACTTCAACCACTGGCGCTGCGCTAACTACCGGCTTTTTCTCCTCGCGCAGCGCAGTCGAAGGAGCTGCTTTTTGTGTCGGCTCGCTCCACCGCGCCTTGCGGCAAATTCTTTTCACCTTGCGCTCCATCCGCTCTTCAGCGGAGATCCGCTTTATTGCCGCCTTGATCGCCGCCGTGCTGGGGGCGTGAGTTCCCGCGCATAGCAGCACCCGCCGCGCATCGTCGCTCATCGCATTCAGCCGCTCCAAGCCGATCAACCGAACCTCCCTGTAACTTGCCCCGTAGATCCGCACGAAATCTATGCTGCCCGGATTTTCGCTGACGGCTGATTGCTGGTTGCTGACCGCTGCTTCTTTCATCGCACGCTCCCCACGCTCGCATTCCCCTGTCTGCGCATCTCTGCCGGGTCCCAAGCCCAGCGGTTGTGATCACGCCAGATGCCCTCCCCCAGAAACTTTTGCAGCCCAAACTTGAACTTCACCTCCCCTCGCAAGTGCAGCTCATCCTGCTCTCGCACCGCGGCAATGATCCCCAGCGCCACGGTCGGAGCCGGGTCGCCCTTCTCGCAGGCACACCTCACCGCGCCGGCGATCATGCGCCGCTTGCGCCGCTGGTTCTCTTCGATCCCCAGGGCAATGCACACCTGGTCTGCCGCTCGATCGTAGGCCGCGTTTCTCAAACCCTCAGCCCCCGCTTGCGGGGGTTTGGGGGGTGTAGTTAGTTTTGCTTTATTGAGTTTTGTATTAATAGATGCTGTACGCTCAGAGCGACAGTTCTGTACGTCCAGAGCGACAGAACTGTCGCTCTGAGCGACAGGCGCGGCAAATAATCCACAGTCTAATCTGTCGCTCTGAGCGACAGATGCGGCGGCCTCTTTCCGGCCCCCAACCACCGCCAACTGCACCCCATTCTTCCTGGCAAGCTTAAGCCGCAGCTCACACACCTGGCGCTTCAACTCAGCCACGCGCTCCGCCGGCAACTGAAAACTCCCCATTTCACGGTCGTACAAACCGCCCTCACTCATAACCAGATCCTTCACATCCGCCAGCGCATAGCGGCCCTTGGCCTTTGCGCCGCGCACCGCCCGCAGCAGGCCGACATGCTCAAGCACCTGCAGGCACCGCGACACAGTGTCCACGCTCTTACCGCACCATTCAGCCATTTCGCGCAAGCTCACGCGCGTATCCCCGGCGCGCACCTTAGGCGAAACAATCCAGGCCCCGTGCGCGTTGCGAGCAATGCGGCAGTACACCCAGATCGCGTCCGCACCCACGATGGGCTGGTAACAATCCGCGACCTCGTTGTCCACCCAGAAATGGCAAGGCTTGCGTTCGTTGCGCAGCCCCGTCACTTCTTCAGTCGCAACACTCACAGTGCTCTCCCTCGGCTTCAACCTGTTCGCCGCGCCTATTCTTTTTAGTTTTCAGTTGGTAGCCAGGGGCTTCAGCCCCTGGTCAGCGGTCAGCTCGCGATGCGCCGTCTTGAGCGCATCCATCACCTCGTCCATCGATTTTTTATCCGGCAGCGCACTCGATATGAATTGCGACTTCCCGTCCTTGTCCTGTCCGTTCGGAATCCTAGCCGCCTGCTGCCATATTTTCGGAGAGGAGACGGGAATAGTGACATTGAACTGTCGCGTCCAGTTGTCCTCGGCCTCACTTCTATGGATGAGTTTATCGATTGCGTAGACGGTGCTTGCTATCAGGAAAAAGTCGACGGCTACCTCGCCGGGTAAAGTTGGAAAGGCAAATCTTGTAGTCTGCACATCAAGCGTCGCGAGAGGCTCGTCGCTATCTTGCAGAATCCGACAAATGGGAAAACCCTCACTTGTAAGGCTCTTCTTGTCAATCTGAACGCGCATTTTCATCTCAGGCTCCGAACACCTCAAGCGTTTGGTCCAGAATTTGGCTCACTATTGCCGCCCCGTCAGCACCTGCCCAGTTCACCTTCGAGAGCGCCTTGTCTGCTGCCCTATTAGCCAGTGCTGATTGGATGAATTCCCTGATCTGATTCAGAAAGCCCGTGGCTTTGAGGGCGCCGACCCGTTGCACCAGCCGTTCAAAACAGATACGGCTGAATTGCTCGAAGATGTAATAGCCGAAGAATGTTTCGAGGATGATCTCAAGATTATGCGCTGCACTAAGCAGGATAGTCTCAAGATCTTTCGTGTCAGTCGCCTCAGCAAAGAGGTCTTGCTGCAAGTCTGATAATGCCTGGCGGGCGTCCGCCTCATCAATCGTACTCGAATTTCCACCGAGCCTGTCCAGAAGCACCAGCAGTATTTCGGAAACTGTTTTCCCCGATAATTCACTTAAGCCCAGCTTTGCAGCCGCTTCCGCAAAACCGATTGAACCGACGTCGGCGATGAACGCGCCTAAGCGCGCAGCAACGTCGCACTGCAGCACGTCCTGCACGTCAAGCGTGATGATCAGCGTGAGGCCCCATAACCGCTTGCCCGTTTTTTTGTCTCGGCGCAGCTTCGCGCCGTGGATGTAAACTTCCGGCTTTCTTCCTTCAAAAAACCGCATCGTTCGCTCCTAACTTCTTCACTCGTTCACTGCTTCACTGACCGCTGTACGCCCTCACCCACAAAATCCCCTGCCAGGCCAGGCACAGCAGCCATCCGGCGACGCTGACCAGAAACACCGCGCAGAGCCGCTGGCTGATAGCCTTCGCCTTTTCAAACCACGGCGATCCCACTTCCAGGGAGCGCTGCTCCGGCGCGGGCGCAAACAAAAGCCGCTCTTCCCTGCGCAGCCACTCTCGCTCTTCCGCCAGCAATTCGCGGAAGCACTTCTCGCAGCAGTTGATATCGCCGGACGCCTCCCCGCAGCTCCAGCACGTATAGCTCTCGACAATTCGCGGAGCTTTTGACTGATCCCTAACCACTGACAACTGATCCCTGTCTTTCACTTTTTCGCTCTCTTCCTGCGCTTCGCCTCGCGCCGTTTGTCCAGCTCCTCAAACACCGCGCCAGGGCCCCAGCCAGCAAACTCCGACCGAGGCTTCCGCGCCTTTTTCCGCTTCTCAGCCTGATCCTGTGTCTGGCACGAGTAGCGGCTGCAGCAGGTGCGGTCTTTTCCGATCCACGTGAACTTATTGCCATCAACGATGGCATCCGTCGCCCCGCAGAACCGGCACACACCTGGCTGGAGAGTCGCACTCACCGCTTGGCTGCTTTCTCATCCCGGCACTTTCTGTAAAGAACAGGGTTCACCCAAGATTGAGGCACCTTCAGGTTCTCCGCAGACTGCTTGGCCAGAAATAATGCCTGGAGCATTCCACCTGTAGTTATTGCAATCGCCTCGACAGGTTTACCCTTGCGGCGTTTCCATTCAACCTCGATTACCCAAATCACGCCAGATATAGCCGTCTTAAGTTCGCTCACCGCTTGGCCCCTTTCTTTGCGGCCTTCTTTGCGGGTTTCTTTGTGGCCTTTTTCTGACCGCTGACCACTGTCGGCTGATCGCTGCCCTTCGGCTTTACCCACGCCCCGGAGCCGTCATACCCCAGCCTCTTGATAGCGGCCAGGAACTTGGCGCGGTCTTCGGTTACTTTGCTGCCGAGGTAGCTGCCAACCTCAAACGCGCGGCGATCCAGCGTTGCCGCCGCCAGCGCCCGGAAGAACTGCACGCTGTCCAGCTTCGCCTCGGAGAGAATCTTTACGATGCCCGGAACCAGCTCTTCGTGTACCTTGCGGCCGCCTTGCCAGTTAGGCAGTGAATGGATCGCCATTGCGCGGAGGGCATCGATCGGCAGCTTTGTAATCCCCTCCAGCGCCTTCGCCGCCACAGCTACACGCAGCCGGCTCTCTACGAGCGCATCCGACTCGCGCTTCGCAGCAGCTTCCGCGTCGGCCTTCGGATCCCTGCTACCTGCTCCCTGACCGCTATCTTTCGGCTTCTCGTACTCTTTGCGATGCGCCTTACACTTGGCCGCGACGCACACCTGGATCGACTCGCCCGGCTTGCGCAGCTTCTTGCCGGTTCCCATATAGCCGCGGTTGGCATCGTCGCTCCAATCCACCGTGACGCCGGTCAGGATGCTCGCGCACGATCCCTTCTTGGCCTCGAGCCACTGGCCAGCCTTGAAGACCTGCGTGAGCTTCGGAACCTGTGACGGTCCAGCGCCCGATGTGCCAATATCCATGCGCGGCGGCGTGCTGGTCTGCTTCCAGCTCAGCCGGACCGCCGTCTTGGATGCCGCTGCAGCCGCAGCCAGCTTGATCTGTACGAAAACTTCGCGCTTGCGCTCGAAACAGGCTCCGTCGGCGCAAGTTGCCTCCTCCATATCGAGATCAGAGAAGAGCGCCGTGTTGGCCTTGGTATTGTTTGGGCAGGTATTGCATGCGCCGGCATCCTGAACGAGTGTCACGTCATCCAGCGACCAGGGCGCGCGGCTCAGCTTGCGGCCTACCGACTGCTCGATATGCTCGCGCAGCCGCACCACACTCTCCGGCTCCCACAGGCGATAGCGGCCGGCGGACCTGAGATACTTGACCGACTCCCCTACGACCTGCTCGACGGGCTTTTTCGATCCGGCTTGCGTATCGAGGCACCACTTGAGCGCCTCATCCTGCTCCGCCACGCCCAGCTTGGCCAGCAGCAGCGCATGATCGACGGTGATCAGCTTCGCTCTGAGCGAATCTCTCTGGTGAATGCCTAGCGTTCTGAGCTTCAACCGCTTGGCCACGTGGCCGACTTCCTTGCCCACACGCTTGGCGACGGCCTCCACGGTGCCATGCAGCGCCAGCAACGCGCCAAAGGCCTCCGCTTCATCGAGCGCGGCCACGTCGACGCGCTGCAAATTGTCGACCAAGGCGATCTCCGCGGCCTCCTGATCATTCATTTCCCGCACGTTGCAGGGAACTTCCAGCAGCTCCAAGCGGTATGCCGCCGCCGCGCGCCGGTGCCCGCAGACGATCTCATAGCGCTCTTCGATCAGGCCATCGATATGCTGCACCCTGACCAACAATGGCTGGGTGATGCCGGAGTTTTTGATCGACTGCGCCAACTCATTCAGCGCGGCCTCATCCATCGAGCGGCGCGGGTTGAGCGGATTCTCATCCAGCAGATCCAGCGGAATCATCCGCACGCTACTGACCACTGACAACTGATCGAGGTCTAAAGTCCCCCGGCTACCAACTGACGGCTGATGGCTGATGGCTGTACTGGTCATTGCCCGGCCACCTTTCCATCGGAACTCACCGCAGCCTGTTCGCCGGCGTTGGAGACGGCCGCGTAGGCCGCGCCGAAGCGTTGCCGCAGATCGACGAGCCGACGCTCAGAGACGGCGATCTCCGCCGCCAGGCGCGAGTTCTCGGCCAGCTTGGCGGCGCAATCGAGGACGTTGCGGAAGATCCCCATTTTGTACGCGGTGCTGACCAGGAAGAAACAGAGCAGCAGGCCGGCCGCCATGCCGATAAAAAAGAAGACCGTGGCTACGGTTTGCCAGTTGTCAAAATTCACAGCCAGCCTCCGTTCTCATGCAGCAACGGCGAATCTGAAGCATCCATGCCGCGCCGCTCGGCGATTGCATCGCAGTGCATCAAGGTCTTCGCCCAGGAGATCAAATCCTCTTCATGGACGAGCAGATTGCGGAAGGCGGTGTCGCGGTGCTGGCGAATCTCCTTCGTATACAGTTGTGTGACCACGGTGCGGACGATCTCCACCGCTTGCTGCATGGGCGCGGAGCGAATCCCGTCGCCCGCGGCGCCCGGTTGCTCCACATCCGCCGAGACGGACCGATCCGCCTCCGGCTCCAAAACCAGCGCTTCCTCCTTTTTCTTTGAATTATTTTCAGACGGCAGTGCACACAAGGCATCGATCACATCGAGAACTTGGCCGGTCAGGCAGCTCGCGGTGTGCCGCAAAACGCCCAAGTTCTCGCCCATCTTGCATTCAATGCAATAAGGGTCTGCTTGGCCACCATTCAGATCTTCGTACCAGATCTGCTTCGCGGCTAGGTTGCGCGCTTTGAAGAGCAGCTGGATCATCAAAGTTTCGCGATGCTCGCGCTCCCGATCGAGCTGAGACACGAGAGCTCGTAGCGCTACCGACACCGGATTCTGCTGGCGAGGAAACGGCCAATCCTCCACAACTTTCACGTCGCGAGTCGGGCACTTCAGCGAATGAATCGGGCCTACGCCGGGAACATCCACGGGTTGGCAGTTGCAGGTTTCCGCTGTTGACTGAGTATGTTCTCCCTCGGGCGGATCCGCTTCAAGTGCGGAGCTGATAGGGGCTGTGCGAGGTTTGTCCATGATTTCTCTCCTTGGCGTTACGCCGAAGAAGAGAAAGAGCAGCCGGGAGCGCACAAACAAATGGAGCGACGGCCTGGCGGCTATCGCTCCATTCGATCATTCCCCAAGATATTGTGCGCATGTCCGGCTCCCACGCTCTATACTGCACATTTCGCAAGGCTTGGTGGCGGAGGGCAGGATTGAACTGCCGACCTACGGGTTATGAATCCGCGGGTCGCGCTCTGAAATCCATCGCCCTATGCTCAAGCGAGGCGAAGCTGGGCAGCTTCGGTGTAACTGTGATAAAACTACGCTCGATTGATAACATGTCAAGCGAAAACTACGCTTGACGCAAATAAAACTGTGGAAAACCGTTACTTTCGTGATGCGGGCCAAACGGGGCGCCCACTGGGCCCGGCGCGGATTGCTCGCCCCAGCTTGCCGTCGCCCACTTACGCTTGGCCATCAAGCTGATCGCGGTATAGTGCTGCTGCATGCGCAGGGTCATATGGCCTGCAAAAGACATGATGACCTGGATGGGCGTGCCGGCTTCCGCCATCCGGGTGATCGCCGTGTGGCGTAGATCGTAAGGCCGCAGCCGGTCCAGCCCTGCCGCTTTGCGCACAGCGTTCCAGCGTTTTTTAAGGCCAGAATCACTCATGGGACGTAGCGGATCATAGTGGCCTTTTGATTCCTGAATCGGAAACAGGTAATGATGCGGTGCGGACGCGCCCAACGATCGAGCGCGCGCGATCAGGCACTCAACGGCGAAGATAACCTCCGGCGTCTCCAGCGGAATCGTTCGCATGCGGTATTTGTTCTTGGCACCCTCGCGGCGAATCTGCAGAACGCCCTGCGAGAGCATCACGTCGCTGAGCCTCAAAGAGCGAAGCTCGTTGGTCGATGCGGTCGTTTGTAGCGCCAGTACCGAATACCAGTAAATAAACTGCCACTCCACGCAGCTGGCAGCAATAGCCAGAAAACGCGCCTGCTCATTGGGCTGCATGGCGCGAGGCGCATCCAGCTCCACCGGCCGCAGCGGCTGAAAGTTGAGCAGCTGCTCTTGGCCCCAAAGCTTGGCCGCGCGCAGAATGCGGATCAGCAGATCGATCTCTTTGCGGATGCGATTGGCGCCGCAGGGCTTTTTCCAAGCCGCGACCTCCTGATCACAGACGGAGCGGGAGCGCTGATATTCGCGCAAGTGGCCGGCATGGATCTCGGAGAGCCGCAACCCAAAGAAGAACTTGCCCAGCGCCGATGCGCAAGCTTTATAGTCGCGCAACGTGCGCCGCGAGAGGTAACCGGCATTCAGCACGATCGTACCGTTTTGCGCGCAATCTAAGGTGCGATGCGCAATCCAGATGCGGAAGGCCTCGGGAAACAAGAGGCCAGGAGTGACAGACTCAAAGGAGAGCGTCTGCGATCCCGCGCAGGCGGGGCAATCCACATGTCCAAACGTGTGTTGCAAAGATAAGCGTGGCTCAATGATTACAGACATTTAGGACCCTTCTTTCCGCCGCCTATCTTCCTCCCTTCTGTAGTGATTTGTAATACAACTTTCGTGTTTCTTGACAATAAATTGGAACTGTAGGACAATTCCCGTATGAGCGCAAAACCTAGATCGAATCCCAAAGACAGAAAACTAAAGACCACGCCAGTCAGCGTGCGGGTGAGCGATACGCACCTGGCCGAGCTGGCGCGGCTGGTAAAGAAGACTGGAGTTCAACAATCGGCACATATCCAGATGGCTATCTGCGAGTACCTAGAAAGAAGGAGAACGTGAAAAAACAGCCTTCAGCCCTCAGCTCTCAGCTCTCAACTAAAAAGGCGGCCGCTCTCGGAAGCGACCGAGTTGGCCAGGCGAGTGAGGGTGTGTTTACGGCCGCCAGGATCTTCGGTAACTATGTACTTATGCCGGCCGCTGGGCGTCCAGACCAGGCTGCGGCCCGTCCCCCACTGCACGGCGCCGCCCTCCTCGTCTTTGCCGATCAGCTTGAGGAGAAAATCCAACTGGTCGGGCGTCAGGTGCCGGATGTTGCCGGGCATGCCTAGCCAGGGCGGCCGGGAGAAGATGCTATCGATGAGATCGTGTGCGGTCATGGTTCGCCTCCGGCGAACAGGGGTCAGGGGTCAGGGATTAGGGATCAGGAAAAAGCAAAGGAGAATTCGATGCCAGCTATCATTGCATGTTCGATTTGCCGCACCATCCTGACGCCCGGCGCGCAGGTTTGCCCCGGCTGCGGGCTGCCGCTCGTCGCCCAGGCGGCGCGCGTGGTTCAGCCCCCCAAACCTAACTGGCCTGTAGCCCTAGGCGTCGCCGCGGTTTTTGCTTTTGGAATCTGGATCGTCAATGCCATCGAAGGACCCATCCAAGAAAAGAAACAGCAGGAGTTCACCGCCGCGCTGCACTCCGACCTGGCCGGTGGCAAGCTCGATACGCCGGAAAAATTTATCGCTCGCTGCGGCGCGGCGCGCACCAGAAAAGGATCGACGCTTTACTACACCGCCGACCCCCATGCCACCGATGGCTTAAACGATCCCGACTTAGCCGTCGCATTCCCTCCCAACGCGCCGCCAACCTATACGATCGATGGCGTCCGCGAAGATTCCCGCGGAAAGTTCCATGACACCTTTAAGCCCGCGGAGATGGATTTTGTAGAGCAGTTCTGCGCGGCCCACGGTCCGCACTAAAGGAGAATCCCATGCCTGAGCCTTACCATAGTCCGCGCGCACTCATGTTTGCATGGCTGCTGCTCATCGCCGCACTCATCGCCATCGCTTGCTTTGTGCCTGCGCCCTAGCCGATCGCTGGACGCTAAGACCGCTTACTCTATTCCGTACAGCGTGGCGACTGTGCCCTCCGCGAAGTTGAGCCCGCTGCTGGGCGTGAGCGTGATCTCATTGATTGCCGCCACGGACATCCACTCGCCGGCCGCAATTTGCCCAGTCGCCATCAAGGCTCCACCGAAAGCATTGTCGATGAACACTGTCTTGTAAAAGCCGGTATTCGCGTAGTTGGCGATGAGCGCCTTGATCAGCGCGGCCCGGGGCGCGGCGCTGTTGTCGTTGATCGTGCCGGCCTGAATTGCCGTTTGTGCATTTGTGGAATAGTCGCCGGGGCCGGAACTTGGGCTCGGATAAAGAACACCCCAATTATAGTTAGAGCCGGCATCCCCGTTAAAGGTCAGTTTTGCATAATCAATCGATACGGAGACACCGCGACCGCTCAGGATCAGCATGAGGTGGGAATAGGTATTGGGAATCGAGGAGAAATCGATCGAAGCTTGGCCGCCGGAACCGACAGTTACCTTGGCGATCTGGATCATGGCGCCGGGCGCCGCGGAAGGAGGCGTCTGAAAAGTGCCATCGGCCTTGAGATATTTGCCCGCCGCCGCCGCGCCAGCAGGAGGCGCCGGAACGATGCCGGCCACGCCGCCGGAACCGCTATCGCCCACCAATGTTGGCGGAAGCGCTGCCGGCACGTAAACGCCACCGACACGCGGGCCGTAGAGGATGCCGGTGCTGGTATTGAGGTAGAAGTCGCCATCGCTGCCCGGCGTGCCGGTCTGCTTGGCATAGAAGGCGATGGCACTGAAACAGCTGCGGTCACCCGTATTCACAGTAAAGGAAGAGGCCACCGTATTTGCGCCCAGTGTCCCGGCGAGATCATACTCAGCCGCCAGGGGATTCTCTAGGGCTCCACCCGCCGAACTCGTCGCCAGCGTGAAGCCGGTTCCGGCAGTATAGGTTACCCCAATGCCATTGCCCCACAAGAGAGCCAGGTACCCAAGGATCAGGTCGCCGGCCAGCGTGGCGGCAACCGTGGTGCTCACTGGAGATGCGCCGTTGTAGACCGGAGTTCCAAGCCCATCAACCAGCGCCGCGGCGCCCGAGAACTCAGAGACTGACGTGGCCGGGTTGGTTATGCCGGAAATATCCCAGTTCACAGTATTCGCGCCACTGGCAGGGGCAACTCCATACCAGACCGCCGCGCAGATTGTCGAAGCTGCGGCAAGGTATTGAGCCAGCTTGTAAACCGTTCCAACTGTGTCAGTTGGCGGAAGATTGTCCGCCATGCCTGCTTCGCCAACCTGTAAGACCAGCAGCAGGTTTCCCGCTGTTACATTCGAGCCAAAGGCCTGCGTGCCACTATTGGGAGAGGTTGCGCTCTGCACGTGCGCGACGGTTGCTGGTGTGCCCGGCGTCGGCGCGCCGATGCCGGTATGAATGACGCCTGCGGAGCTGCCGCCGCCGCCCGCTGCTGAGATCACGCCGCCAGAGATAGTGATCGTGCTGCCGTCGGGCTTGACCACGCCCAGGGCGCCAGTGGTGGCCACCGGAAGATCTGCAGGAACCAGTGCGCGCAGTGCGGCCGGCGCGCTCGATCCATCGGCAGGCGTGGCTACAACCTCATTGCCGGATCCTGTGGGTAAGCCGCCCGAGCCGCCCGAAGGAACCTCCCAGGTAGCATCGGCCTTCAAAAACTTTCCAGCCGCCGCCGAACCAGCCGGCGGCGCGGGCACAACCCCCCCCTCGCCGCCCCCACTGCCGCCCGTATCGCCGATCATCTCAGGGGATGAGCCGCCCGGTGGTATTTCCCAGGTGCCATCCGCTTTGAGGAACTTGCCTGCAACCGCAGACCCAGCCGGAGGCGCGGGAACATTGCCCGCCAGGCCGCCACCCGAGCTGCCGTTATCGCCCACCATCACCGGATCATAAGCGCTCTCGTTGCAGACGGGCGTACCACCATCGTTCTGCCATTCGATGTTCTGCTGCTCGGTGGGCGGGGTGGGCGTGGTATTTGAAAAGTTGAGCGTGGTCGCTAAAGCCATGGGGATTCTCCTGAGATTAAATGCCGCCGGGAACGCCGGTGGGCGTGTAGCTGGTTGCGGACACATCGGCGAGCGACTGGATCGCCGCGCCGAAAGAATTGAAGCTGATGACTTTGAAGAAGAGTTCGACGCCCACCCAAACCTCGTCCATGCTGATCTTGAGAATGCCGGTGCCAGCGGGCGAGAGGAAGGCAAAGCGCGAGCCGGGCGAGTGATCGATGCCGCTCGATCCCGGTGCACCAAAGACCGCGCGGTCGAGATGGTTGCCGCTGCCGGTAGCCCTGAGGGTGAACTTGTTGGGCCCCGTCAACTGCGCGGTGGCGTAGGTCATCAGCTCGTAGCCGAAGGCCATGGAAGATTCAGCAATCAATGCACCGTTCGACTCATAATCGATGCCACTGTCGCAAACCGCCGTGCCGTTCGACTCGATGGTCAGATTCGAGCCACTGACGTAGCAGGGATAAGCAAAGTTATCCTCCTGGCTCACGGCGTAGCTTTGCAAGATGCCGTCCGATTCTGTCAAGTCGAGCGCTAGATCGTTGGCAGTGTCGAGGCTGGTATCCGCGGGCCAGTCGGCGGTAACCTCGCCGGTAATCGCCGAGCCGATGATCGGATCGCCCAGCGGATCGTAGCTGCTGCCGCCGTCGGTGGAGATAAGGACCACGCAGCCGCCATAGTTCGCGGCCTTGGAGCTGACCACCACCCAGAGCTGCGCCTGGGGCGCGTTGGCGTAGAGGCGCGGAACCGGCTCAAAAATAATGGGCAGATTCACGTTTCCGGCCGAGGCGTTGACGCCGGTGGAGTTTTGCGTGGGCGAACCGGCCGCCAGCGGCGTGGGCGCGCACATGCCGTAAACGAAGGGCTCCGCCGCGCCCTCAAAACTGCCATCGTCCTGCTCGTTGAACTCGGTGATGCGCACCGGCACGTTCAAAATGTCCTGCAAATCGTCGGTCAGGGTGATCAGGTCCATCGGCGTCTGGAGCAACCACTTGGCGCTGGCGGTGAACTTCCAAGTATCGCCGCCATACTGATTGCGCCGCACTTGAATGGCCAACAAAGCTCTGGCAATGGAAGGATCCTGAACGGCGTTGTTGACCACTGGATCGCCCTTGCGCACGCCATAGAGCGCGATGGAGGCCGCGTCTGGCTGCTGCACAACGATCTGGTTATAGAAAGCGCTGCGATCAAGGCACTGCATCTGCAGCACATTGGGAAGCCGGATGCGGCTGCCGGATTGGAAATCAGGTGTTCCGCTGCTGCCTACGAAATCGCCATTGATGGTGCTCAGATTGGCCACAGGCCCGGCGGCGGTGGCCGCGGTATACTCCGCGCCGTTGCCGGCCGCGGAGACTTCGGAATAAGGGAAGAAGTAGAGCTTGGAACCGATGGGCACCGCAGCGCAGTTGGCGGCCTGGCAGAGCGACGTGATCCAATCCGATGCCGCGGACTGCGAGTTCATGCTCAGCGAGCCATAGAGACCATTGGCGCGGCATTGTGCACGGACTAGATCAAGCGAGGGAAAATCGATGTAATCGCCCAGTGGGCGCGGATAGGGCGCGGGCTGGGTGGACTTGAAGCTGAGCAGCAGCAATTGCGCGGGCGACGGCTCAAGCGTGGGGAAGGTGTAGGTTCCCGGCGAACGAACGATGCGGCTGAGGAGCTGATAGGAGTCAGGCGAGAGCCCGGCAAAGTTCGGGGGCGTGAGTGATCCCCAGGCGGCAATCTGCTGGCCAGCCGGAGCATCGCTGGTGGGATACATCGGCACAGCCATCAGCAGGCCGGGGAAACCTGGCTCGACGGTGCTGGCGATGGTTGAACCGGAGATGGCGGAGGCTACAACGATGCCGCCCGGCGCGCCTGTATCGAAAGAGCCGCCGGTGAGGGAACCAACCGTGGCGGAATTGCCGGAGGATGCCCCAGCCAGCGCCAGTGCGCAGTTCGCATGGTAAACTACCGCGATGCCATCAACTACTTCCAGCACGTTGGTCCATGGCTGAACAGCGGCCGCGCTAGCATCACGCGGAAGCGCCCAGGCCACTTGCTGGCCCGCGGGCACGGTGAAGGGAGGCGGAATCGGTGGCGCGCCGGTTGGCGATGCTGAAGTTGTGAAGTATATAGCGAAGCCGACAGCGCTAAAGCTGGCAGTGCCGATGGGCATCAAGCCTTGATCGACCGTACAAGCAATACTGGCGCCGATTGCCTGGCCGATCAGATCCGAGAGGCTGGTTCCGATACTTGGAGCGTAGAACTCTCCCGATGAGCCGGAGACCGGTGGCACCGGAGCGGTAAAGTTGGAGCCATCCACAAATCCGCCCAAGTCGTCCAGCACAAGCGCGGAACCGTATTGATAACTGAGAAAGCCCGCATTCTCCACCGTGCCAGTGCCTACAAAGACTGGGTAGATGCCTTGGATAACTGCGTCGGAAGGAAGCGGGGCGGAAAGCTCAAAGTCTGCAAATAACATTGAAACAACAGCGCCTGCGCCGCCGATTACCGGGCCATTGCCCTGCTTACTGATCAAGCCACCGGCGCTGCCAGTGCCGGGATTGAAGACTCCGGCCGAGTCCAGGCTTCCCACGCCGCCGACTTCCAAAACGTGCATCTGCCACGCGCCGGATGCTCCGGAGATGGTGACCGTGTTCGGACCGCCCACCGCCGTCGCCGTCCATACCTGGTAGCCGGTGACCCCGGAGAGCTGCGACGTCCAAACATCGCCCGCGCTCGAAGAGATGGAGAGCGCGCCACCCGCCTGGGCCACGCAGACAAGAATGTTACCCGCCACATTGGGCAGGTTATAGAGCATGGGCGGCAGCGCGGCCGACGTGCTCTGGTCGTACTTTTTTTGGATCGTACCCGGCATGGCGTAGCTGGAGAGGCCGCGCTCCATCTGTGTCCACGGAGTATCCGTGCCCACGGCTGCCTGCGCGAGGCCGGACTTAAAGATGTCCTCTATCATGTCGACGAAATCTGCGTCGCCGGTGGGATAGATGCCCCACTTGCCGGCTACCTCCGGCTGTAGCTGAGGCAACGCGCCCGAAGAGCCAAGATCCATCATGGAGCTGCCCGCACCGGCGAAGTGCGGATATTCGATCTGCTGGTCGCTGTAGGGATGGCCGGCCGGATCGTTGCCCGCGTCGGCATACTCGGTGCCTGAGCCCAGTTCCGGCTCGAAGACCATCCGCAGTTCCGCCATGGGAGACTGGTAGCCGGCGATCGGCATCCCGGCAGCCGTATTGGCGAGCTGCGCGTAGTAGATCTTCACCGTGCCGCCAGGGAAGGCCTCGGCGTCGATCTCGATGGTGGCTCCATAGCCCGGCTGCCAGCGATAGCAATAAGGCCAGTTGCGATAACAGGAGGGGTTGGTGGGGTCGGGCCCCTGCTCCAACTCGTTCCACAGCGGAATCTCGAAGCTGCCGTTCAGCGTCTCCGCATAGCCGTTGGAGCCGTAATCGTTGACTGGAAAACTGTAGCCGCCCTCAACGGTAACGGCAATCACAGCGTAGAAATGCGCATCGGAGACTTCGAGACTTTGGCGGCCGGCGGCTGCGGAGAAGCTCTGTGAGGTGAAGTTGAGCGGGAAATTCGTGCCGTTGACTACCACCTGGAGCACGCCGCGGATAGGATTATGACCCAGCAGGAAGTCGATGTTTTCGACGTAGGCTACAACGCCCTTTTTCCCGCTTTTGCCTTTCTTGCCCGAGCCGCCCTGGCGCATGTTGGCCGCCCAGATGGCCAGCAGTGGAGATTGCGTCAGCCCATAGATCGCCGGAATGGTCGCGCCGTAGGTGGAGGCCTGCAGCAGCGAACCCAGAGCGGTGGGCTTATTGGAAGCCTGAGACTTAAAGCCCTGCATGGGGGTTCGCCTCCGGCTTTACAAATGGATCAAATATATCCATGGGTTGGAAGCTGGTCAAAGGGTGGCCGGTTAGATCGACTTCGCGGACACCTTCGGCCTCGGCATGGATGCCGCGCGGCCACGCGGTAACGATGGCGCCGTGGTTGAATACCCTGCCATTGACGACGCGGAAGAGCACCAGGTCGCCCGGCTGGGCCTGCGCGCCGCCGCGGCAGATGGTCTCCGCCACCAACTTGCCAAAGCGCATCAAGTTGCGCAGGTAGATCTGAGAAGAGGTATTGCAGAACCAATCAGAGGAGTAGGAGTGGCTAACGCCGCCTTCCCGGTAAAAGCCTTGCTCGATGAGCGAAGCCTCCGTAGCCGCCCCGATCTCAATCAAATATTCAGCCAGGAGCGTCGCACAGTCCACTCCTGCCCCCTTGATACGTCCGCCTAGGACATAGGGCGTCCTGAGCCAACTGCGCGCGATGGCGACGGCTTCTGTGCGAGTCTTCATTGTTTTCCTTTGGAAAACAGGGATCAGGTTTCAGGGATCAGGGGTCAGACTGACTCAAACTCCCGATTGTGGCGATGGAACAAACGGGAAACCATAGAAATTTTCATCCGCCATGTTGACCGGCGCGCTCATGGAGACGTAGAAGGTATCCACGCCAGGCGTAGGCGGCCAGGGCAGCGCGGCGTAAAGCTCGAACTGCGAATGCTTGGTGCCAAAGCCATCCGTCCAGGCGCCATTCTGTCCGATCGCGGACCAGGCCCCATTGAGCGTAGCGCCAGCGCCGGAGAGGAAGACCATGTAGCCGCCGGCAAAGATGTTGCCGGAATAGATCTTGCCCGCGCTGGGCGAAGTGCAGTCGGCAATGATGTAATCTTCCGTCGAGCCAGCCACACACTCAAAGACCGGAATCGACGGATCACCGGGCGGCAAAGTGACCGCTGCGGTGGAGGCCAGAGTGTTCGTGGTCTCGATGACGGTTGAGGGCACTTTTTGCGTGAGCACGTCGAGGAAACTCTTGACGTTGAAGACGATCTTGTTGCGCGAAGGCTGTACGGTATCAATGCGGCCGCCAAACCAATCCACACAGCCCAGGGTATCGGCGTCGCCGGGCGTGGGCATCAGAGCGCGCCAGATGCGCACTGGCCAGTTATCAAAAAAGTGCAGCCGGGCGAGCTGGGCGACGCTGGCCGAGGCGATGGTTGTTCCGGTGGTTTGCAGGTTGGGAGACCAGGTGATGCTCAAGCTCTGTGCATCGGTGCCGATCTTGCACTGCACGCGATCGCGGGTGACCACGGCGGGATTGAAACGTCCCCAGGGCGAGTAGATGACAGGCGCTTCGTGATTGGTGAGCCAGATGGACCGCGGATCCTCCGGCTCGCCGATCAGGATCAGGTCGCGCAGCATCAGCGTCTTGTTGGCCGCGAGGTAAGCCTGTGCCGCCGCCGTATTGTCAAGCCCGTTGCCGCCAATGACTTTTCTCATTTCGCTGCCGCCTTGCATCCTGCGGCCAGCACTTCGTGCTGCTGCATAAACAACACCGCTTCGAGTCGATTGCCCATGCCCGTCTTTTCATAGATTTTGTTCAGGTGCCTGGTCACAGTCTCTTTCGAGATGTTCAGAATGCGGGCCAGTTCCTTATTGGTCGCCCCCAGCGAGAGCGCATACAACACTTCTCTTTCCCGCCATGTCAGCGCGTTCAGAACGCAGATACCTGTCTTGTCTGGCGCCTCCAGCCCTGTGTCTGGCATAGCATCCTGCACCGTCACCGACAGCTCAGAACGATGGCCGCAGTGCGGACATTCAATTGTCGAAGCAACGCTCATTTTGCCGCACCCCTAATCCACGATCGCTGTCTTACAGCGGATTTGGCCTGACCTGGCTCAGCTTGAGATAGCCCTTGCCGTTTTGCGATTCGCTGCCGCCGATGGTCCAGGTACGCTTTGCGCCCATGGCGAACTTTTCCATGTCTTGAGAGTCGCTTTCGAAATGGCAGCGAAAATAAAAGCTGAACTGCGCGGTAATCGGCGCGGTGGGCTGCGCGGACCATTCGAGATACATGCCCATGTAGGATGCACCGGGAATGGCCAGACCGGGACCCAGGAGCTCGTAGGTCGGACCGGTGTAGCCGCCGGGCGCAGCGCCAGTGGGCCATGCCTGCACGCCGTCGGAATAGACCTCCAACGGCTGGCCGTCGGCGTAGGGATCGGTATTGAGATCGACAATGTCTTCGTAGAAGAGGCCGCCGAAGGTGCGCTGCAGCGGCGAATAGTAGTTGGTTCCATCGGTGACGAGTTGCAACTGCGCCAGCGGAACATTGGGCTCGCCATCAACCATCGCCGGGCCGACGGAGTTGTCATCGGGATCGAGGAAAAGGAAGGACTGCGCCGCGCCCCCCATGGCCAGAAAGAAGTCGAGTAGGGTGTGCAGCTCGCCGATACCGAAGCTGGGCGTGGGATAGTCGCGGAGAAAGTCGTAGATCAGTTCCCATCCCCAGATCGGATTCACCGTCTGCGGCAGGCGCACGTCGTACTTGTTCGGTGCGGACTCGACGAGGGTGTCGAAGTCCACCGTCTTGAGCACCGGCAGGGTGAGGCCCGGGAGTGTGGGGTAAACGAGCATTTTCGCTCCGCGAAAATAGGGATTAGGGGTTAGGGATTAGGGGTTAGGAACCGCTTATGCGGTCAATGCGCCGCTGCGGTAGCCGCCGCGGACGATGTCGAGGATCTCATCGGCGTGGCCGCGGAGAGCGGCTTTCATGCCGGCGCGGTCGTAGCCGTTGAGGTTTTGGGTGATGTGGTTATGAGTCGTATTCGCGGAACTGGAGCTGGAGCTGGAGCTGTTGTTGCTGACCATCTTGTCGAAATTAGCCGTCTGACGCGGATCGAGAGTGCGCTCTGCCGCTCCGGAGAGATTGACCATCATGCCGCCGTGGGGAATCATGCCGCCTGAATCGCCCAGCGCAGCGATGGCAATATAAGGCGCCATCGAAGCCATCATCGCACCAGCCGCAGCCACCGCGAGTGCCGGTCCAATGATAGGCACCCCGGCGACCGTAGATGCGGCTGCCGCGGCAGCCACGGCGGCATAGCTGGTCGCCGACGCGGCATTGGCCGCGCCCTCTGTGGTTTTCTGAGTAGTGAACCCCATCACCTGCATGATCTTCAGGAGGGCCCATTTTTCCGCTTCCTTCAGCAGCCACTGCACAACCATGTCGGCCACGTCGAGAATGATCTTGTTGAACATCTCCGAAAAAGCCTGCGAGACGGACTTCGACTGGGTGATGATCTGGTTGAAGGCGGTGGTAAAAGCCGTATTGAACTGTTTCGTCGCCTTATCCCACTCGGTTTTGATTTTCAGCGCCGCCTGCTGATGCAGTTGGGTGATGTGCTTGGTAAATTCGCGCGTGTCCTGCTCTTCTTTTTTCAGATCTTCGGCGAAGCGCTTTTCGTTGTTGCGATCGAGGCCTTCGATGACCGTAGATTGCTGGCGGCGGATCTGCTCTTCCTTTTTCGCAGCGGCTTCGACGGCGGCCAGCATCTGCCGCTCGCTCATCTCACCCATGCGGACCTTGAAACGGCAGTCCTCCTCGAAGTCCTCCAGATCTTTGAGGCCGATGCGAATCTTCTCTTCGGCGGCTGAGCGTTCCGACTCAACGGCGCGCTTGGCGGCATCGGCAGCCGCCTTGTTGTAATCCTTGAAAAACGCGGCAATCTGCGCCTGCGCCCCTTTGGCGGCTTGCACATCCCACACCGTCTGCGCGAGGCCCTTGTCTTGATTTTGATCCAAGACACTCGTTGCCGCGAGGGTCTGGATTTCCGGCCCGGCCGCCTGTGTGCCACCTTTGCCGCCGCCAGCCGCGCCAGCAGCCTCAGGGTTTTCATCCTTCTTGCCGCCATGGGAAGGTTTAGGGGCATTTCCATCCGACTTCAAGGGCCCCTTTGCTAAATCGTCCACCTCTTTCCAGCGGGCTTTTATGTCATCGAGTGCCTTACCGGTTGTCGCAACCATCGCATCATTGGCTGCTTGCCAATCTTTCGGCATATCGCGCCAGTGGCCAGTGACCGCGTCAATCATTAGCTGGCCAAGTCCCTTAAGCGCTTGAATTGTCTCCTTGATCGAAGCGTATACAGCCTGAAAAGCCACGTTGAGATACGACCCAATGGCAGCACCAAATGCTTCAACGTAATGAAGATTTTCAATAATCGCGTTACCGAGCGCCATCAGTTCCCCGGAGAGCTGCGCAAGGTTTTTCGTCCATTCCAGCGAGGCCGCGTTCGCCTCCTTATCCGCACCGGTCTTCTTCCCCGCAGCATCCGCATCGCGCAGAAGATTAGCTCCTTCCGCTTCCAGAAGGGGGATCAACTTGACGCCGCCGCGCGAGAATATCTCCCGAACCGCATTGGCCTCCATCGTCGAACCAGCATACTTTTGCATCCCGATAGCAAGATGCTGCAGCATCTCCTCCGGCGAGTCGTTTTTCAACTGTTCTTCAGTAACATCGAGATCGAGAAAAGCTTGCTTCAGCTTATCGCTGCCATGGTTCGCCTCGTACTGCACAGCGTTCATATGAAAGAGAGACCTGGCGAGTGTGTCAAGGTCCATCCCCAACTCCTTCGCCATCTGCCGTAACCCGGCCATGCGTTCAAAGGTGAATCCTGTCTCTTCGGCCATATGGCCCAGTTCAACATTCACCTTCACCGCATCGTCAATGAAGTGGGCTGCGAAGCCGGCCAAGATGCCCGCTCCCATCAGCGAACTGAGGCCGGCAAACCCAGCACCGATGCCGGCAGCGCTGATCTTTGAAGTCTCGGCGGTAGCAGCGAACTTCGCCTGCATGCCTGTGAGCGCCGCTTTAACCTCCGCTCCAGCGACGGTCCACGCAGCGGCTACCGGCGGCGCGCTGGCGGCCATCTCGGCGGCGGCTGCCTTGACGGCGGCAGCTCCTTCAGCCTGGGCAGCAGTCAGAAGCTGCTGCGAAGCCGCCAGACGGCGAATGCTCTCTTCAGCAGGCAAGCTGGCATCTTTGACAAGCACCCAGGACCGGCGCACATCCGCCTGGGCGACGACGATCCCCTTCATGGCCTCAGCTTGCCTGATTGCGCTGGCGCTGACATTGTTGGCAAGTTCTTTTGCCGCCGCGCTCATATTCATGTATGCAGACGTAGTCCGGGCGCTGGTCTCCTCAACGATGGGCGATATGCTCTGATTGGACTTATTGATCAGTTCCGTCGTACTGGTGATGCCCTCTTCGACATTAGTCTTGTCAAAGACTGCGCCAATTCGAACTACAGCATCTTCAGCCATGATGTTTTCTCCAATAGAAAAACCCCGCCGGGGCGGGGCTTTGCAGTTACCTGTTCGGTTAGATTATTTCCAGCCGTCGCGTGGATAGATTGCTTGTGGTTTCGTCTGATAGCACGATTCAAGACGATGGTGTTTTGCATAATTTTTTCTCGCTTTACCATTCGGTATCGACTCGGTACCAGGCTGCTGGATGCAAGCCAGGTCTACTCCCTCGCGTTGCACAAAGCGAAAATGAAAGACAGGCATGTCGCTATTAGAGCGCCCCATGACTGTGAAGATCGAGTCTGGCTCAAACGTCATATCCCATGGATCACCGTATCCCCAGCGCTCATCGGCAACATAGTATCCACCCCCGTCCGCTTGGACGAGATAAAAATAAAGCCCGAACCCCTCAGCACATTCAGCCCCCGACTCATCCGCGGAGCAATGCCAACTTTGTGTATTCCCGGTTGAATCTGTGTATCTATAGTGCTGATCGTTCGAACTTGTTCTAACAAGGCGAGCCGCGTACGGATAGGATGGCACAACACCGGCCCCAAAATATTGATCCCAGTCACTTACAGGTTTCTTGGTTCCGTAGCAGCTCTCAGCGATCATCAAGGCGACGGCAAGCGAGAGGAGAATCCATTTTTTCATGATTTGCTCCCCTTCCATTGTGTAACCTCATGCCTTTTGCAAACTCCACATTTTCCGCCCTCCTTCGCACAATGCCGGCAATGCGAACAATTTTTACAGGCATAGCACGGATCGGAACCGGTACAGGTTGCGTAGGCAGCATCCTCATAAATCAAGACGCTTCCCACACAAAAAATACACAAAAGGAATGCTAGCGCAAATCGTTTTCGAGACCCCATGCGGTACTCCCCCACGACAGCATTCTAGCTCACCGCCGTGGAGGAGTCTTACCACTTTCGTCTTTTTTCGATGCTTCTTTCGGGTGGATCACACTCTGCGCGTATTCGTAGAGGGCGCGGGTTTTGTCGCTCATCTTGCGTACCGGCACGCCCAAAAACCGGGCGATCTGCGGGGTCTGCGAGACGGTTTCGCCGTTATCGGGCCTTGAAACTGACCCCTGTCCGCTGTCCACTGTCCGCTGCTCTTGCGGTCCGAGATAACGCAGGGCCAGCAGATCGTGCACAGGTGGCGATTTTCGCCAATAGAGGAGCAGGGCGACAATGCGGCCGAAGCACATCTCGTCGATCTGCTCAAAGGTCCAGCCGGTAGCGGTGGCTATGCGGCTGTCGATCGCCGCCCAGTCGATCTCCCCGTCACCGGCGGCTATTCCCCCTCAGAGACCGCCTCCAGGCCGCTCTGGCCGGAAAGCGCCTTGAGGGCGAGCGTGCTGGTATTCAGATCAAGCCACTCGGCCAGATCGTCGGCGGTGACTTCCGGATAGTTGCGCTGGATGGCCAGCAGAATGATGTCGTCGAACCAGGTGACCCCCTGCTCCGTAGGAGTGCCCTCAGGGACGCCGGCGGCGAGCCGCGCGGCATTCTCCTGATACTGGCGCTTGGAAAGCGAGGGAATGTAGAAGTTTTGCCCGTTCATGTAGACAGGGACGCCGAGGTAGCGAAGTTTTTGTGGCATGGGTTACTCCAAAGAACAGGGATTAGGGGTTAGGGGTTAGGAAAAAGCAAACGCGGATCCTTCGACTGCGCTGCGCTCCGTTCAGGATGACAGCGCAGTGGAAGACGCTCTGGCAATTCTCGCGACCTCTTTCCCTCAAGAGTGACGTTTTCCTGAGCTGATTGGGCAGGCCGAAGCGCGCTCGGGACACGCTCCGGCCGGAGGAACGGGATGGAAGGCCCGCGCCCCTTCGCAGCCTGTTACCACAGGCTGCGAAAGCAGTTTACATGTCCATTTCAAACGATCCCAGCTTGTTGCTGAAATCACAGCAGGCTTTGAAGTCAAAGTCCGAAAGCCAGTGATCTTCCAGCTTCGAGGCGATCGAAAAAGAGCCAAGAATAACCTGGTTCAGGATCAGGGCCACTGTCTTGCCGCGGTATTTGTTGAACATGTACATGTTTTGCCGCGGCCTGGTGCCCATGGGCATGTTCATCAGATCCAGCGTCTCGCCGTTGACCAAATCCGGCCAGACATAGTTCAGCCACACGACCGAAGCCGGTTCGGAAGGGTTGAATTTGTAGGCCGCGCTGGTCACAGGCGATGAACTGCTGGCGGGAGTGAACGTATAGCTCCCAATCGGAGGAGCGCCAACGCCCTCATAGAGAGACATTGGATCGCCGGTATCTCCGTTGATGACGCCGAGGTTGATGGTTGCGGTGGGGTTGTTTGGAATCAGCGTGGCCACCGGCGCCTGCTCTTCATTTTGCACTGGACGGTTCAGTCCCTGCTTGGGCGTGGAACCGAAAAACAAAGGGCCAATCAGCGAGGGAGGCGGAGCGATAATCTTGCCCTTGCCGCTCACAGTCACCTTGCCATCGAAAGTATCGACAGCAAAAATTCCCTGACCAAAGAGATCCTTGGTGTCACCCTTGAACTCGCAGCTCACTTCCTGCAGAACCGGATAGGGGCGCGGGCTCAGATCGGTGAGGTTGTCGATGTTCACATTCGGCGTCCCAATCAGGACGCCACTTCCACCTTGAAAATTCATGGTAGCTCCTTCGGCGCTGATTGAGCGCACAAGTTAGGAAAGCGGCGCAGCCGCTTTCAGGGGTTAGGGGTTAGGGGTTAGGGGTTAGAAAAACCCGAGCCCTGCGGTTAGTCGATAAGAATATGCACCGGAATCATGGCGCCGAGTTGGTTGCCGAAGATGCCAGGGTCAACCTCTGTGTTGCCCTCGATCCAGCAGTGGGTGACCAGGCCGCCGAGGGTGAACTTGCCGGTGTTTGGATCGTCAGGCACAAAGACAGAGTCAATGGCCAGCAAGAGTCCGTTTAAGATTGTTTCGCCAAGCAGTTTTTCCTGGCCGATATCCTCGACAGGCGCTTCGTTGAAGGCATAGACAATCACCAGGCCGTGCAGAATCAGCTTGGGCGGCGCGCCGGGCGGCTTCTGCGGGATCTGCGTCTCTCGCAGCGAGACAAGGAAGAGCGCCGGCTGGTCGGCCATCTTGAGCTTGGGGGGCGCTACATGCCTGCGGCCCATACTGGTAAAAGTTCCACCAAGACTCGCCTGAAACCAGGCAAAGAGCGCTGTCCAGATTGCCTCACGATCGATAGCGGCAAACTGCGAGAACATCCCGGACCGTGGAACGATGGAAACACCGCCCGCAAAGGTAGGCCGGGGAACTTCGGCGGCGGCAATTGGCTGGCCATTGGAATCGAGTGTTAAAAGGCTCATACGTTACCCCCTGCCGCCGCCGCGGCGATGGCCTCTTGCATCTTTTCCACCAGTGGCGGATACCACCGCTCCTGCGCCTCCCGCGCAAAGGGCCGGGAGCGAACGCTGAAGGCCGCATGGCCCGCAGCCCAGACCAGAGTTCCATCCGCCTGAAAGCCGAAAGCGCGGTGCAGATAGGAATCGGCGAAACTCTCTCCGGCTTTCGAATATTTGTTGTATTTTCTGCGCTGGCCGGTATCTGACAACTTCATCGCTTTTTCATGGAAGCCGGCCATGAGCCAGATGCCAATATGTTTGCCCTTCTGGCCCATCGAGCTGTCAGTCGTTACTTGAGCGCCGATCTCCACATCGTTGTCATAAGCCATCGCCGAAGCCAGGATGGAGGCAAAGTACTTGCCGGTGCGTTCTTCAATTCCTTCCTCGGCAGCCGCCTCAACAGTCATCTGCGCCAACTCTGGCGCGCCGGCTTCCATGACCTCGCGGATGTTGGCAAAGATGCGTTCGCGCACCATCTGCAGATGATCGACAGTCTCATCGACGCTGGCCTGCTCGACAAAAAGCGAGATCATGAGAGCCTTACCTTCAGCGCGGGAAGAAACTGCTGAATGGTGCGATCGTCGATGTCGCGCGCCTGGCGATCTTCAAACATGGTTCTGGACACCACGCCCAGGCCATCCACGCGGCCCAGCGCGATGCGCTTGTAATACTCCTGGCGACTCTTGGTGCCGTAGTGGTTGATGCGCAGCAGCGAGCTGTGATGGATCACCGTGCGCGCGGAGGTGATCTTCTCGCCCTCCTCGCCGAAGGTGCCACCCTGCACATTGAAGAAGTGCGCATTCTGGCCGCTCACGCATTGCTTATCCATGCGAAGGATCGACTTGATGTGACGGCCGTTGTCATTGGTATTCGGCAGCCGCCAGGTGAAGCGTTCAAGCACCGGTTCGGACGAGTACTCCTCGCGGCCGGAAGCGCCGAAATAGACCCAGTTGACTCCCACCGCGCCCCACTCCGGCTTGAGACGCTCCATCGCCGGCGGCAGGGTGGAATACTGCGGCGAGAAAAGAAATTCATCGATATCAATGAAGGCGAGCCATAGATGCTCCCCTTGGTGCTTCCTGAGGCAGTCAGTGTAAGCGGCCATCTGCGTTGGGCCGGCCATGGGCCATTCAATGAGCTCCACCAGGCCGCGCTCGATATAGGGCCGAAGCACCGCCTTGTAATTGTCGGTGGAGCGGTTTTGATAGAGAAAGAAGCGTGTTACCCCCATCATCAAGTGAAACTCAACCCACTCACGCAGGTAGAGAGCCTCATTGCGGAAGATGGCGCAGATGGCTAGCGCGTTAGGACTGACGATCAGGCTGGGATTGACTTTGGTGATGCGAATCCAATCGCGGCCGTACTTGCGGGCCATCACTGTATCCATTTCCAACTGTGCGTTGCGGCCGTAGGCGTTGCGATCGGTCTGCGAGGCCTTGCTGAGATGATGCAACTCGACGCGATTAGTGAGGACCGAATGCAGCCCTGCCTGGCGAATGCGGTAGCCGTAGTCATAGTCCACGCCCCAGCCGAGGGTGAAATCGAGATCCCAGAAGCCTACTTTCTCGATGGTCGAAGCCTTGATCAGGGTGCAGGTTGGCTCCAGCCATGGCACCACCTGGGCCGCGCTCGCGGCCTGACGCATGTGCGGATGGTCAGAGTTATACACCGGCGAGATCTGCGCAAAGCTCTCGTCAGAGAAGAGCGTCTCGGCCAGCTTTTTGAGCGAATCGCGGCCCTCCGCCGAAAAGATCATGTCAGAGTTCAGAAACCAGAAAGCGTCAAAGCTGCCGCATTTGCGTGCAAACTGATAGCCCTCATGCATACCCTTGGTAAAGCCGAGGTTCAGCGGCAGTTGCAGCTCCGCACCCTCGTACTCCGGAACCGAGCCGTTATCGACGACGAAAACAGCTTTCTCGGGATATTCAAGCTCAGTGCGCAGCCAGTGGGCCAGCTTGCGCGTCAGATCGGGAGTGTTGTAATTGAGGACGATGATAGCGATCGAGTGCATTCTTAAAATCTCCGAGATTGACAAATTTGAATTGAGGCGGCGTGTTGCAGGCCGTGATGGATTAACGGGATCCGGAGATCTCCTCCGGCGCCATGCACCGCCTCAAACTTTGAATCTTTCTAGTGCCGGTTGACGGCCGTGAATTGATAGTTGGTTCTCATGCGCAGGTCGCGCTCATCCTGGCGGCGATCGAGCGAAGGCAGCGTGCGGCAGTAACGTTTGATAACCGAGAGTACGTTGGGCGGCGCGTCGACGAGCGGCTCTTGCACGCTCTCGCCCTCAGTGGAACGGCGCTGCGTGGCGCCCATATTGGGGCGCTCGTTGTAGCGGTAGGCCATCCAGTCGATGATGGCCTGCTCAATGTCCTCAGGCAGAAGAAGCTGGCCGTCGGTGGCCGGATAAGGTGAGGTGGGCGGCAAGTAGCCGGCGGTGTAGCTAATCTGGACCGGCTGATTGTCTGTAAATTTGAGACCCCCCGCCAGCCAGAGGTTGAAGATGCGCTCCGGGTCGATGTCCGAGTCGATATACCAGCCGGGCGCGATCTTGTCAGCGCTGGGCTCAACCAGATAGGGAGACGGGGCGATATCCAGCGATGCGACGGAAACAATCGGCCAGTGATAGAGAGAAAAGCGGGTGGAACCGTCGCCCCGACGCACCTCAGAGTAATCCGCCTGAAGCAGATCCGGGCGCTTGGTGGCGCGCATGAAGTCCTGGCTGCAGGCGGTGATCAGCCGCGAAATGGTCGCGTCGTCATTGGTATTGGTCGACGTGATGGGTAGCCAGAGCTTTGCGGTGGCCAGCGTGGTCAGATCAGTCGATGCCATGGCATCTCCAGGGGTTAGGGGTTAGGGATCAGGGGAAGCTACTTCAATGGGAAGTAATGCTCGTCACAGACGAAAGATTCATGCGGAAGCGTCTCATCTATCGTCGCGGGAATGATGTAATACTGATTGGTTTTACACTCCGCTTCAGCCTTTTCAGCGGAACTAAATATGCCCTGAAAGTGATAAGCAAACTCTCCAGTGTTGAGCGAACGCTGATATTGCATTACAATCCAACAATTTCTCATGGGAACTCCATTTCAATTGGCGGCGTGGCGGCCGACCAGGGCTACCCAAAATGCGGCTGCCTCATTGACTGATCGCGCATTGTGAACATAAATCACCTGCGGTGGACGGTAAGCAAAGCGCCAGCCGACGGCGATGTTGGCTAGGATCAAAGTTTCTCTCATGGCCGGTAGCTGAAAACGTGAATAGCGTAGAAGTCGAGCAGAGCCACGGCTGCTTTGGGAATCAGCTCCAGCTCTAGCGGCTCGGGGCTGGCGAGCTGATAGAGCCGCGCCAGGATGAGTTTGATGGCAGCCTTGATGGTCTCTGGGCAGGTATCCACCGTAACCCCGTCGCCGTAGCTGCCGGCAACGAAGGTGACAACCACAGAGCCGGGTTTGTAGGTCATCTCAGAGGGCCAGTAAGTTCCATCCGCGGGCACAATGCGCGCTGGCTCTGAAGTGAGATCGACGTCGTACTGCGAAGGATCGAGAGTTTGCACCGTGTTGCTCTGGTCGACGTAGGTGATCGATTTCACGCTATTGGTCTTCGGCCAGGGAACGTCAATGGTGATGCGATTCCAGAAATCGGAATAGTAGGGCCAATCCTTGCGGTAGCTGGGATTGACAGTGCCGTTGGCGGCCCACCAGAGCGGGAAGTGATCAAGGGTTCTGATCCAGGTCTGGTTATAGATGGCCCGGTTCATGTAACTCTCTGCCGTGGCCCGCGCGGCGACGATGAAGGGCCGGAGTTGCGCGCCAAGGATCTCCTCCGCAGCCCGATCGGTGTCTTGCATCGGTCCAAAGCCGCATTGCAGCTTGGCCTGATAGAGCGTGATCGGCTCGGCCACAGGCTCCGTGATGAGTTGCAGATTAAGAGGCATGGTTTCGCTCCGCGAAACAGTAATCAGCTGTCAGTGATCAGTTGTCAGTTAAAAACAAAGGCAAAAACATGACGGCTCAGGAAGTGGTAACTGCCTTCTCGCGATTGCGCTGTCGGCCGCTGCCGGCTGCCGCTGGCTTGGAAGCGAGGTGAAAGGCCTCTTCCGCGGCTTTGGCGTTGCCGCCGGCAAACTCGATCGCGCTGCCATCGGCAATCCACTGCTTCGCGGTGGTTTCAGGAACATCGACCAGTTCGCCGGCGACAAACGGCCGCGGCGAATTTGCAACACGAAAGGATTTGAGAATTTGCAGTTTCATGGGAACCTCAGTGAAAAAGTGAGAAGTGAGTTGCTGCCGTGTCAACCATTGGTTGATAGTTGACACGGCAGCAAAGCTAAGAGCTGAAAATTGAGAGCTGATAGTTGTTGTTAGTTGGCCGGAGTGGCCAGCTTGAGGATGGGATGCGTGCCGGCGTCGGTGAAGGCCGAGCCCAGACGGGCATAGCCGATGAAACCCACTTCAAGGGTGTCAGCGAACCGCTCGTCGAGTCGCAGGATGGACATGTCGCCGTCCGTGCGTAGCAGGTATCCCTGAGCGAAGTCGCCAAAGAGAACTCCGTTGACTGCGTTGTAGGGGCTGGCTGCAAAGGCGTTGGGCATCGCCTGGTTGAGCACCAGCGGCCGGCCCAGGATCATGTCCAGCGTGCCGGAGTTGGGGTTGGGGATGAAGAGTGGACGGCCGTAAAGATCCTTCTGGCCCATGATGGCGGCGCGGCTGATCGAACTCAGAACCCAGCTCGCGTTCGGAAGGTAAGCAGGGTCGAGGGCGGCGTAGAGATCGACAAAGTCGCTATACACCGGGCCGTTGGAGCTGGCCGCGGTGGCGCCGAGTGTCGGCCCCTGCGTGGTAGAGATTCCGCCAGCGATGGTCTGGAGCAGGCCGACGACGTTGGAGTTGTTGCCGTTGGTGATCAGATATTCCAGACCACGGTAGTACCGGAGCGCGAACTTATCGCGCAGCCAGGCATCGAGGTTGAAGTAGCTGTCGTCGAGCTCCTGACGCGAAACCTTGACCAAAGTGGCCACGGTATCGGTCTGCATAATGAAGCCGGAGAAGCTGGGATCCTGCTCCGCTACAACCGAGGCCTCGGCGGTGAGCGTGGTCAGGGTGTTGCCGGTGTCGTTGGAGAGCGCCACCTTGATGGGCGCGCCGTTGTTGTTGGTCACCTTTTTCCCAACAATGCTCACCGTGTTGCCGATGTACTTCTGGGCGTCGATCATGGTGGTGAGGAACTGCTGCGGGATCATGGTGGCGCCAGAAGGCCCGGTGCCGGGAGGGTTCGGGAGGCCGCCGGCGATGGTCACATCGCGGTGCTCCAACAGGCTGCGCTCTTCTTCGTTGAGATGAGAGTAGCCGCGGCGGATGTACTTCTCGAAGGCTTTGCGCTGGGCGAGCAACTGAACCGGGTCGCTCTCTGCGGCAGAGCCGTCGGGGTTGGGGCGCGGTGGGCGCTGGGTCGAGCGAGAATCGGCGTCGAGCTTTTCAACCAGCTCCATACGCTTGATATCGCCCTCTTGGACAGCGACGTCGGCCATCATGCGGTCGAACTTGTCGCGATCCTCTTGTGTGACTGCATCCTGCAGCACGACGCGCTGCGCTTCAGCGATGAGCTGAACGCGCTTTTGGCGCAATTCGATGAGCTTGGACATGATAAAACCTCGTGTGGATGTCTGGTCCGCCATCGCTTCGCGGCGATAGCTTCCAGCCGCAACCTAAACGCTTGCAATTGAATGCAGCGGATCAACCGCGCGCCCAGGCTGCCAAATTTGTGTTACTGAACTGTTGTCGGGGGTACCGCGAAGATGGGCACAATTTCTTCTCGTGAGAAGGTGCGGGCTGACCGAGCGGAGACGCGACGTTGATCACACTCTGGGCATTTGTGCTTCGGGGCGCAAAGACCACTCTTTGGATCCCACACATCTCCGAGCCCAAGGCAGCGCGTTTCGGTCTCGGCGCCGGCGATACGGCCCAGGGCTGTACTCACCTGTTCGGAAGCCTGCTTGCGCCAGGCGCGATCGCTATCTGCTTCCTTGTCGCCGCCGTCTTCAGCGGCTAATGCACGCCCAGGACTGCAGCGGCAGTTGACGTCGTCGTAGTCAGGGTTGGAGCGGCTCCCGCAATCGCCGCCCATGCACTGCGAGCAGCCGCAGATACACTCTTCTTCGTCGCCGCCGTCGCTGTCCTGGGCGCTGCGCTTGGTAAGGATGCGCGCGCGCGTCTCGGCGGGCATGGAGCCGAGCAGAGAACTCACTTGAGAGGCGGCAGCTGGATAGGCGGGGAAAGTGACTGGAGAAACATCGAAGAGCTCGTCAAACTCCAGAATCTTACGGCTCACGGCGCCGCCATCCTCGTCGGTCCACTGATCCCGCTTGACGGTGAAGCCAAAACTGGAGCCGGTAACGTCCCCCCGGCGCATAGAGACCAGCAGGTCGCGGGCGGTCTGGGTATCGGGCGGATCGATCTCATAGGACAGGCCGCGCGCATCGACCTTGAGGCGCAGCGTGCCGGCGCGGGTACGGCCGAGGGGATGGTTGGAGTCGTGATTCCACAGGGCGCGCACGTCGGGATTGGAGGCCATCACGCTGTCAAAGGCATGGGGATCGACGGTCTCGCGGAACTCACCGAAACCGCCGCCTAAATCTACACTTTGTGAGTCAAAGACGGCAGCATAGCCGCTAATGACCGGCTTGGCATCGTCACTGACGCGAAGTTCCTGCTTGACATAACGGCGCTCGAAATTATTCATGATGCAATCTCCTGTGCTGCGCGGGCGGCTGCCGCCTCCCGGCTGACGTTGATGTGAATGGAACGCAGGGCGCGGAGAAACTCCTCGCGCGCCAGCTCCGCGGCCGCTGGTTCGTCGGGCTTCGCGGGCCACTTAGCGGCGCGGTGGGCTACAGACTTAAGCAGATCGTCGAGAATGGTCTCAGGAGCGGCTTCTGTGGACCCGTTTTGCTCCATAGAGGCGTCGGCGATGGAGCGAAAAATAGGCCGTAAAAGTGTGGAAATGGTCTCCAAATCACGCTTGTCGCGCTTCAAAAGACGGATAAAGGCATCGCAAAAGACGGGAATGTAGCCGCGCGTGAAGCGGCCGAGCAGGGCTTTGTCTTCTTTGGAGGGAACAATAGCCGTCTTCGGCGGGGCGCCCTCTGGGCCCGGCACATTGGGATCGGCATCGACGGGCTGATCCTGCATCGATTCTGTATCTAGCAGGCGCTCAGCATTCTGCATGTTGACCGGCACCCAATAAACATCACCAATAGGACCGATGGGATTTTTTCCCAGATCTTTCAGAATGCCGTTGGTGTTAAAAAAGCCCCACTGCTTGCCGACGGCGTAGCCGTCCATGGTGGTTTTGAAGTCACCGCGGAGGCGCTCGGAGACATCGAACTCCAGCGTATATTTGCCGGCACTGCGGCCCACCGGCGAAAAGAGCTTGCGCAGGAACTCCGCCTCGATGCGGCAGAGATAAGGACGCAGAGTATCCGTAACAAAACTCAAATTCATCTGCTCAGCGTTGTTATTGCTGAGCCGGGTAGTGTCACCGACGTAGTGTGGGGGCACGCGGAACATGGCGGCAATATCCGCGCGCTGGAACATGCGAGTTTCAAGGAACTGCGAATCTTGTGGGCTGATCCCTATTTGTTTATAGTCCCAGTTACCTGGCAGCACTGCTACTGAACCGGAATTCTCGCCGCCCTGGGTTTGGTTCCAGCTCTCGCGTGCCTCGGTCTTCTGTTTATCGGAGAGCGTTCCCGCTACGCTAAGAATGCCGGAGGGTCGGGCGCCATTGCCAAAGAAGCGAGCGCCAAACTTTTGAGCGCCGATGGCCAGGCCGATGCCCTGCCGCGCCAGCCAGATGGGAGAAAAACCCTTGAGGCCGTTGAAGCTGAACAGTGGAACATGGAGCATATTGCTGGCGGGGATGCGGCGCACCTTACCGTCGAACATGCCATCAGTAGTGTCGTAGATCAGGTCGCCGTTTTGTGCGCGCTTTGGCTCAGTGAGCTGCGGATGGAGCGGCCAGAGTGCAACCGGGCGGCCGCCCTTGTCGCGCTGGATCTCAATGTAGCCGTTACCGGTAAGACAGAGTGAGCCGATCAATGCTTCGAATAAGGTGAAGGCTGTCATCTCCGAGTTGGGTTCCCAGCGGAGAAGATAGGCGAGAGGGTGATCGATGGCTCTTTTGCGGCCGTTCTCTTGTACTTCCAGGACATAACATGGAAGGGAGGCAACCGCCTCTGCCAGGACACGCACACAGGCGTAGACAGTGGAGAGCTGCAACGCGGTATTGACGGTGACCTGTTCGCCAGAGGCCGTGGGCTCGCCGCCAGTGGCCCAGGCGAGGAAGCCGGCCGCGGAAAGGGGAACGCTGGGGTTATTGAGCGAGCTGCTGCGAAGTTCCAGCGAGGTGATATCCGGCTCGCGGGCCTCGTCAACGAACTTCGAAAATGCCTGTCGAATGGACATTGATCACTCACATAACGAACGGTTCAAAGGTTGCGCCGCTGGTAGCCATAGCGCAGGAAAGCGCCATACAGAGGGCGACGATGCCATCAATTTTTTCTCGGCTCTTGCCTTTATCTGGCTTGGTGTTGCCGGCTGGATCCTGCTGCACGATCACGTTCGACGCCATCCAGCGCAGGATAGAATTGCCGCCGTGCGCCAGCTCTTGAGTTGAAACCAACTCGACGATGCGCTTGGTGGGCGCAAACATGCTTGCCATACCCTGGCCGATTTTGACCATCTCAAAACCGTCCTCCTCGCCGAGTTGGGTGACGATCTCGGTGGAGTTCCAACGGTCAAAGCCGATCTGGGCGATATTGAACTCCTGGCCGAGCTCGTTGATCTTGGCCCGGATGAAGCGGTAGTCGATGATGTTGCCTTCCGTCAGTTCAAAGAGTCCCTGCTTGGCCCAAACATCGTAAGGTACGCGATCGCGTCGGCAGCGAAAGGCGATGTTATCTTTCGGCAGAAAAAAGGACGGCAGTACATGCCAGTGCGGATCCTCACTGGTCGGTTCAAACAAAAGCACGAAAGCGGCGATATCCGTAGTCGTGGAAAGGTCGAGAGCACCATAACATCGGCGTTCGCGGAGCTGCTCACGCGCGATGGTGAAATTGCAGAGATCCCACAGATCCATGCGCATCCAGTGGGAAAATTGCGTGGTCCAGATACAAAGTCTGAAGCGTAGAAATGCGTTAAGGGAGCTGGGGTCCTCTTTAGCTTTGAGGGCCTGCTCTCGCATCTCAGTGAGCTTGACAGCCGTTCCCCAACAAGGATTAGCCCACGGCCATCTCGTTTCGTCTTCCCAGTTAAAGTCGCCCCGGCCTTCATCATCGACACCGCAGATCCAGGCGAACCAACTGTCGTCAGGAACGATGCCCTGAAGAACTTTTACCGAGTACTCGTGCTGCTTGTAGCAGACTGAATTGCGGTCAAATCCGCTGTTGGTAATGGCGAACATGAGCGGCTGGCGGCATTTGCCCAGGCGCGTGTAGAAAGCGTTCCATACGCCTTCGCTCGCGTGAGCGTGCAACTCATCAATGCAAACAAAAGAGGGCCGCAGACCTTGAAGGTTCTGATCCTCGGCCGCGCAGGGCTCAAACTTGCTGCGCGTGATGGGATCGCAGATGTTCTCCTTCCCGATGAGCAGTCGCTCTCGGAGATATTCCGAAACCTGGGCCATCGTGGAGACTGTATCAAAAATGCGCCTTGCCGTCTTGCGATCGGTAGCAGCCGCGTAGACCTGTGCGCCTGGCTCGCCGAAAGCATGCAACTCATAAAGGCAAAGGCAGGAAAGAACTAGAGACTTCAGATTGCCGGCGCCCATCTCGCTGTAGGCAACTTTGAAACGGCGAATGAACTTACCTTTAGCATCCTTGCGCTTCCAACCGTAGAGGATCCACAACAGCGCCTGCCACGCCGGAACAAGGATGATGGGAACTTCGAAATAGTCGCCGTCAACGCCGCAACAGAAGAGCGGAAAGTAGTCGATGACATGCTGGGCGGCCTTGCGGTTGAAGTGGAGGCCGCGAGCCTTACCATCCTTGAGATCGCGGACGTGACGCTCGATTTGCAGCCGAACAAGCTTCGAAGTGAGAACACGGCCGGCGAGCACGTCGGCGATGTACTTCTCGGCAACGGAGCGGCGGCTGGACATCGGTCAGGTTATCCAAACTTGCGCGCCAGAAAAGCGGCGCGCGAATCAACGCCCTTGGGAGAAACCGGCGCCGCCGATACGCCGCGCTGCCCGAGGCGAACCCGGCCAACTCCAGTTCCTCCCAGATCGCTGCGCGTACCGCGAAGAAACGACAATTCAGCGCCGTTCAGCCGGCGCGATTTCTTTTCGAGCATCAGCTCACAGTAATCGGCCAAGCCATCCCGATCGGAGACCGTGAGCCAGGGCCATACCTTCGCGCGTTCGTCCCAAAGAGCACGGAGTTTCTCCGCGCGCTGGTAGCCAATGTCCGGATGGAAGATCATCCATTCGGCTGGCGGAGGACCCACTTTAGAGCTGGGTGGCGTCGGTTCGTTGGCGCGGGCCTTGAGACGCGCAGGATTCTTCCTGCCTGCTCCGGTGAGCAGCAAAAGCTCTGTCGGTTTGGGAGGTCTACCCATTCGGATACCTTCGCGAGTTGAATAAGGCTCTTCAAAGCCCTCCAAGAGGTTTATTAGGCCATCAACGAGCGTCGTAGATGGAGATAGGGAAACAGTGAGTTTTATCGCCGATTTTGGGGAAAAGTTTCATTTTGTGGATGTCTAAATGAGGCTTTCAAACGGTCTAGTGGGCAAACCTTCAAGGTATTTGACCCCCCTACCCCACCCGTACCCAGCGCATCATCAGTTTCTCAGCAGTTCCCTTATTCTCCCAGTGCCCAGGCCCGCTGTTCTCAAGAGCAGTCTTCCTGTCATGATCTCGCTTCGTCAGTCCCTGCCAGTTGGTTGAGTCCCACTTGAGCTGCTGATCTCCCTTCCATGGCACGATGTGATCAGTAACCTCAGCTCCATACACCACATCCCCATGCACGCCGAACCAATCGATCGCCTGCGGGTGCTGCTTCAACCAAGCATCTGAAGCGCGCTGCCATCGATGATCATATCCACGCTCGGTAGAGCCCCCTCGCTGATCCTTCGCCCTACCTGCATCCCTGCATGCCTGGCACCATCCGCCAACACAAGGCCGTTTGCAGCCTCTACATTGAACCTTGGCTGCAAACGGCATTTATATCTTTGATTTGATCGCAGTCACAATGCTCGCGACATGCGTTGTTAAGTCAGTGCGCAGTGCACTGATCTCAGACTTGATGCCTGTGCCAAACAGCAAACCCAGCGTCAAGCCCACGATTGCTCCGCCAAAACCCCAAATGAGTTGCATACTTAATCTCCCTTTCCATGGGCACACCTACTGCCCATCTTTGTCCTTGTCACAACCCTTGTCTGTAAACTTGTTGATGCCGTATCCGCCAACAACGGCGCCGAGCATTGCTGCAAGGCCGAACAGCGTGTCGTGATCTGGCAGGGTACCGTGGTAGCAATAATACGAATAGAGCAAATAACAAATCGTGCCAGTCAGCAGCAACATGCATACCCGGGAAGAGCTTCCCGTCCCGTTGGGTTCGCTGGGGATTGACTTAAGCCAGGCGCCGATTTGTTTGAGTCGTAACCACATTATTTCTGAATCCTGCCGGCCGCATAACCCACGCCGCCAGAGATTCCAATCAGCAGCGCATCATGCCGTACACGCCGCCAAAAGGTTCCCCCTTTCAGCGCTGTTTTATAATCGTCGCGCTGCGCGGTCACAGCCTTCAACTCAGTGGCCGAATCGACCGCCGTCGCATTGCATGCTGTGAGCTTGGCCGCATTCTCCTGGCAACCAATCATCGCATCCTGAATCACTTTAAAGTCAGCTGCTGGAATCACCACCTGCTGCGGAACCGGAGTATTTGGCAACTCCGTTGTTCCAGGCTTTGGAGGAGTGTTTTCAATAGTCAACGGCTGCGGCAGATTCGGAATCAGATGGCTCGCATCAATCACAATTTGCTGCGGCGTCGCCGGTCTCGCTTTTTCAGCCTTTAAAATATCCAGCGCTTGCTTGAGTTGGGTTGCCGTTAGCGCCGCATCGGTCCGGGCCGCATTGATATTCGCTTGCTGCGCAGCCGCAGCGCTCTCTGCTTTAATCCGCGCCTCGCGCTCCTGGTGCCACTCCCAACCCCCAAAGCTCAGCAGCGCCAGTACGATCGACACCAGAGCCAACCAAATCCACGCGGGCAAAGCCGATAGAGGATTTGTGCTTTCAGTCGCCATGACTAACTCCTTACGCAGTTACCGTCAGTTGCCGCTCAGCGCTAGCAGCGATTTGAGCCCGCAACGGATGCGGCAGAACTAAGCAGCCGTGACTGGCCGTGTGATCCATCGCCGCATTATCGCCGTGAATCATAAATCCGCTTCGCCCGAAGGTTTCAGTTCCCGGCATTGGCTTAAGATGGGCCACAATCGGACCCTTGCCGCCGAGATCGTCGAAGAAGTCGCCAATCGCCCAATCGCCTTGCGGAATCGGTCCAACACCTGGATCGTCCTGCAACGCCGGATTGTTCAACCCTTCGCCATTGCCGGAGTAGCCAGTTCCAATCAGATTTCCCGATAGATTGGTCAATTCCCCGGATTTCTGCGCGTATTTATAGGCCATCAGAGCTCTCTTTCGATCGGATGAGCGCGGTAGAATTCTTCTGGATCAGGCGGTCTGCCGCGCCCCGTCAGACGGCGATAACCTCCACCCGTCCGAATGTTGTAGTCTTCCCACAGCACATTGTGTTCGGCGAAGATCTCCCGCAGCGGATCGGAAATGCGCTTGACGATCACGCCGATCCTCCAGATAGCAGTCAGTCCGGCAGAGACGAATATTAAAACTCCGATAAGAAACGGCCACTGCCCCAACGGGATCATTTGCATCGGTCGCCCCTCACTTACACTTTGAGATCATGCGCCAACTCAGGAAAAGCATCCCAGTTACCTGGCGTTTTCGGCAGCTTTTCAGCGAGAGTGACCGGCTGCACCAAGCGCAGCTTTTTAAATTCCTGCTCTTTGGCCACCGCTAACTCAACCGCATCCTCTGGAGCAAGAAATTTATCGGGATCATCTTTCGGATGCCGGTTCAGCTTTTTAGCTTCCGAAAGTCCCAACGTATGTGATTTTCCCTTTGGAAAGCACTGGCCGGCGATCAAGTCACATTCCCGAGCGGTGAGGGAAGTTGAACTTTGTTCGCTGGATAGTTCCTGGTCCGTCTTGGGGCTGGCAAGAACTTGATAGCCCCAGAAGTTGCCGTGCTCGTCGTGAACCTCACCCCACTTGCCCAGCGCGTAATTCTTCGCAGCGTCGGCAGCCGTGACCTGTCGAATCGGTCGCCAGCCCAGCGTTGTATTAGCAGGATAGAGGTTAATGCAGCGCGCGCCATGAGCGGCGCGGCGTTGACTATGATTCAGCTTGCCCATTTTCCGTGGGCGCCGGTTTTAGCGTGGAGCAGCCGCTCGATTCAGCCAGAAGCTTTTAGACCTCTGCGGGATTGTGGATCGAACAGTTTAATCGGATTTCGAGTTACCTTTGAAACTACCCGCTAACGTGGAGACGATCGGTCTATCGCCGATCCCGGGTCCGGAACCCTTGAAAGCTGTTTTCCGTTCCGTGATTAACTATAGAGCACAATTGCACTGTGGAAAGTTGTGAATCTTTTCAGATCAGCAATTCATAGAGCTTATCCAGCTCCCTCGCTCGCTCCCCACCCCTAGCAAACCATCCAGACACAAGATTACAGGCGTGCATGCAGGTGGTGTGATGCATTCCAAATTCCGTCGCCAGGCATGGAAAACTTGCATGCGCCAACTCCCTGGCAAAATAGATCGCTACGTTGCGCGCTACATGCAGACGCCCCTGTTTACCCTTCTGGTGCATCATTTCGCTCTTGTTCACGCCGTAGTAGCCTGCCACGGCCTCCAGCACCTTCGGCATCGTCCAGCGCTTCTCCGGTTTGCCTGATTCCTGACCAGAAGCCCCTAATCCAAGTTGCGTTGCCCACAAGCTGGCTTCCGATTCTTTCTTCTCCAATATTTCAGCGCCCATCGAGGCCATCGGCGCCATCACCACCATCTCTCCGCCGATCCACTGCTCCACCGGTGCCGAGGCTTTCGCTTTGCTGTATTCGGCCATCTGCAAGCGGTGGCTGTAGTAGCCTTTCACTTGCGAAATCGACAGGTGATACTTTTCCGCCACCTGGACTTTGGTCATCTTGCCTAAATCCCCGTAAATCGCGGCGCGCAGCGGCAATTTATCGATCGAAGCCTT